CTGTAGAAGAACCTATCATTTGGCACTCCTTAGTGCTTTAGTAAATTCTTCTGCAAAGTTCTTATCAAACCTAGCCTTGCTATATTTCTCAGCTATCTTGTAGAAGGGAAACATAGCGTTATAAGTTACACTGTTTTTAAATGCCACCATTAGCTTTACTGACCTATCTTTTTGTCTTTCCCAAACACCATCAATACTTTTTATATTGCCAATGAATTGTGATTGCTTTTTAATCAGACCACTCTTTCTTCCAGCGATATTACCAAATTTATTCAACTTAGCATTAGGAACATAAGGTACACCAACCTTAGATGATTCACCTGACCTTACACCACCATGTACTAAATACTGCATAAACTTGTTTGCCCATTCAGTAAAACCTAGAGTACCAGTAAGATTAGTTTTCCTTGCAGCTATTCTATAAAAAGCCTTAGTAGTTCTTGCCATTGGTCTATCTAGTTTTTGTATCATTTGTTTCTGCATCTCTCTATCCAATCCTCTCATACGATTACCTTTACCAATACCCAATGTCTTATTGATAGCCATAGCAGTTGCAAATGGAACTTGTTTCTTTTGTACGTTAGTTGTCCACTTGGTCACATCTTTAATATTATCTTTTACAGAAACTTTCATCCCTTTCTCCAATGCGATTGTGTTTGAAACTTTAGACCTAACTCTTTAGCTTTCCTTCTGATAGTAGATGGATGCACGTCATAAGTCATAGCAATATCATGGGATGATTTACCTTCCTTAATCTTCTGTTCTAATTTTTGTTTATCTATCTTCATAAGTTCTCGTAATGTTCTATTAACTTATTAATATACCAAACAGACTTCTTTAAGTCTTGTATATTGCTATCTTTGTAAGATTCTCTCCAAATGTATTTCAGTGCTGCTCCTTTTAAATATCCTTTATATTCTTCTTGAGTTAATGCAGCTTTAATTGCATCAATACATTCAATAGACCCTTTTCTATAATGTGGTGGTGAATTTACCATATCTACTTTCTTCATTTCTCTCTCCTTATTATTTCATTTTTACATTTTTGTATAATCTTTTTCTTAGAACTAGGTGATTCAATGTAATCATTCAGTTCTTTTAGAGTCATACACTTTAGATAGTAATGCTCAGTAGTTATCTTTCCTGTAGCTCTATCTCTAATGTTTGCACTTGGTTTTAGTTTAATTGGCATAGCTGTTCCTCTGTTAATGTATCTATTCGCATACAATAAGTTTTAAATGTATCTACAGGTATCAAGTAAGCATCTATTATCTTTCCATCAATCATGTAGTTCTTACCTTCAGGTATTTCATTCTCTAAAATACATAGCTTTAAATCAATCGACTTAATCCAGTACAGCATAGTCTTAGTTAGATATGCCCAATAATCTGCTGTACTAATGTTGATACCTGATTCAACTTTATTACAGTAAGTTTCTATAAAAACATTACCTGTTCTATCGGTATGCTTATCTCTTTTAACTTCTACAGTCTTTTCTATATCAGGAATCATAATGTCATATTCACTAAAGTTTCCTTCCATCTTGTATGCCATTGGATGTTTCCTGTTGATAATATCTAATACAAACATTTCTCCAGCTTCTCCATAAGGTAAATCTTCGTTATAAAACTTATTCACTTCTTCTTTTCCTTTTTCTTTTTGCCAAATATCTTTTCCCAATTAGCATCTATCTTTTTCTTATCTTCAGGTCTACGTTTGCTACCTTTACCACCATGCCACTTAGACATAATTTACTTTCTGAAAATTAACTGACTTATCTAATTTAGATAGCAATACTTTTGCTTGCATAAAATCTTTAGGTATACATCTTAATAATTCTTCTACGCTAAATATCACCATATCTTTTTCATCTTTATGTATTTTTTCTAATAAAGGTTTTTCATCATCAGTATCACAAATCAAAGCTGTCTTGTTATCAAAGTTAAAACATCTAGCATTTGGTTGTATTTGTGCGTATCCACTTTCTTCACATTTAATATTTAATTGCTCAAAAGCTCTTAACATCATTTCAACCATTTTAAGTTTCTTTTGAGCAGAATCGTTTTGTAAAGATTCTTTTAGCATTTGTTCTGCTCTACAAAACTTAATCTCAAAATTAACACCTACCATTTTAAAGATTCGTTTTCGATTACCCCACTTAACATAAGCATCAAGTTCATAAGTCCTTAATTCTTTTAATTTGCTTTTTAAAGTTTCGTCTATATATGTTTTCATAATAATACCTATTTTAGAGGGAACATTTACAGGGAGGAGGGATATACCATAGGTATATATCCCTTCCCTCCCTGATAATTCTTGTTTTTCATGTAAAAACTCCCTGTAATTCCCTGAAAATTCCCTAAGTTCCCTGTTTTAGTTCCCTGCTTCATTTGGAAAATTAGGTGGAATTTCTGATAATTCTTTAGACTGATAGCCAAGTTCTTCATTATAAATAACATGACCCAAGTCTTTTAACTTACCTAACATCTTTTTAATTGAATCAGGACTTTTGTCATCACCATTAGCATCTCTAACTCTTCCATACAATGCTTTTGGCATTAAATACACATCTTGAGGATTATCTTTATCAACAATATGTGCTTCTCTTTCTAAGGCACTTAAAACTAATTGTTGGTCATAAGTTATACCTTTTTTCTTTTCTTTTATGTCTATATCAGTTTCTTTTAAGAATCCTGATGTAAGGTTTAATCCCTCTCCTTTAATTTCCACTTCTTGAAACATAAAATTCTTAACAGCCATTCCTTGACCATCTTTGTTTAATGTTTGTTCAAAAGATACAAGCATTTGCTCTCCCTCATATCCAGTAACATAGTCATCTTTTCTATTGACCTTAAACTCATAATCTAAAGAAGCACCCATAACACTAGAACCTCTACCTCTGTTTGAGTTGCCATGACCAGTATGATGTACTAAACAAATACAGCATTTGTAATGCGATATAAGTCCATCTAATTTATTAATAAAGTTACCCACATCTTCTGCACTGTTCTCATTACCAATAAAGTTTCTTTGAAACGTATCAATAACAATCATGCCAATATCACCTACTTGCTTAGTAAGTTCTTCTATCTCCTCTTCTAACATCTTAAAATCATCAGGGTCGTTTACCCTAACTGCTCTGTCTGATAGATATAAAGGCACTTCATCTAGCTGAAACATACCTTGTTGCCAAGCTGCTAATCTTCTTTTAACACCTCTCTGACCCTCGCCACATACATACATTACTGGTTTAGCGTATGCTTTATTGCCATAAAATCTCTCACCTTTTGCAATAGAAGCTGCCATAGCTATAGCAATAAATGACTTACCACTCTTAGGAGCTCCAAAGATGCACATTAATGATTCCTTTTCTACTACATCTTCTATGAGCCAGTCAGGGTTATCTACTTGACTTAACACCTTATCTGCTCTTGTAAAGGTAACAGCACCTTTAGGTTTCTTCTCAGTACAATTAATAATGTATTCTTCTAATGCTTTTGAATCTTTAAAATCACCTCTTTCATAAGCATCATATAAATCATCTTTTTCATTAAATGATTCAGGGGGTTGAGCTAGCTTAACCCTACATCCATTCTGCTTCAACATACTTGCTATTTCATTAGCACATTTAAAACCAGCTTCATCATTATCAGGAAATATCCAAACATCTCTTTTATATATAGGACTCCAATCTGCCTTTTGCCAACTATTAACTCCACCATGCCAAGTACAAGAATCACCATCATATATTGCCTCACAACCCCTGAGAGCCTTCTCACCCTCATTTATAATGATAGGCTTGTCTTTGTGCTTATTAGTGTAATAAATAGGTAACAACCCATCAGGTCGCTTCATAGACCAACTGCTATCAGGATTAAGTGTAAAAGGTGCATATTTCTGCTTTATGTGATGCCCTTCAGGGAATCTAAGAACCATAAAGTTATCTGCATATTTGACCTTCACAATAGCTTGTTTGTAAAGGTCAATCATTTGTTCCCTAGAGAATGACCTAGCATTACTCGTGGTTTCACTTTTAGGGGGGTTGAAACCACTCAATAAGGAGTCATTAGAATGTAATGCTAAGTCATAACCAAACTGTTTTAAAACTGTATTTACATCTTTATTCAGATGTTTAATTAAATCTATTATTCCACCACCTACATCATTCTCAAAATCCCACCATGTTCCTGCTTCTATATTGACTACTAGTGAGCCATGCGTTCCATATCGCCACTCATGTGACTTTTTGGAACTAGGCTCACCTAGTAATTGTGTAGCAACCTCAGGTGCTATTCTTTGCCAATCAACTGACTGCATCAGAATGGGATATCATCATCAGATAATTCATTCTTATCAACCATCTCTTGCACTTTATCTGCAAGACCATCATTAGGACTCTTAAATGTATCCTCTACTGGTGCTTCTTGTTCTAAATACCAACTAGGTATAACAAACTCAGCAGTTCTAGGTGCAAACTTAGCAAAGCTAAATGATAGCTCTGATGAATTACCCATACCTACTTGAATAGGTTTAGAGCCTTCATACTTAACAACAGGTAAGTTAGCTGAGCTAGAATCCATTTGATTCCAAAATGTAGATAATAAGCTATTAAATGCACTTGATTCAGCAAATGTAAATCTTTGCCACAAATAAGCATGTTGAGCTCCTTGCGGAAAGACCCAAGCACTAAATGCTCTTTTATAGTCATCTGCTGGTTTAGGTGCTACTACACCAAATTTATCATCCCAATGATATTCAAATCCATCAGCTTTTGTATATCTTCCCCATCCTGATTTGAATGTTGAAGGGTCAAGCTGTAGATATTGAAATTCTACTGGCGTTTCACCATTAGCAAAAAATTGCTGATGTGATGTTTTGAAAGCAAGATAAACTTGCTGACTCTCATTGCTGGAATTAGACATTCCACCTAATATGTCAACCATATTTTTTCTCCATTAATGTATTGTTCTATCAATACTGTTTAAGTAATCAGATTCTAAAGATGCATAATTGCGTTCTCTAAAATCCTCGTAAGTCTCATCATTTATAATACCTAAGTAATTACAAGCTGCTGAAACTCTTTCATAGGCACGCCTACAAAACTCTTCAAAACCTTCCTGAAGCAGATAGCTATTTAAATCCATCAGCTTTTTGTAAGATTTCATCTAACCTTTCACATATTTCAGATAGTGGACATAGATATGTACATTCCCAGTTTGGTGCATCAACTGATGTAACCAAGAACAGTGGTACTACACACATAATATCTCTTCTATCATATTTATAAATTAATATTGGTATTAAGCTATCACCAGCACTCTCTACTGCTTGCTTCCACCATTCGTTCTTGTACATGGTTTTCTTTGCACTTAATTTATATCTTTTACATTCAATGGCAAACTTATCCCAGTAAACATCAGCCATGCCTTTTGTTTGGTATTGGTCAAGGTTTCTTTTAACTCTTGTATCTATGTCTTTAGATTCAAGAATGGTATTAATCTTATTAACTATGACCCTCTCAAAAGCTGCACCTTTATTTCTGCTGTTTACCATTAATCTAACTCGTTTAAAATATATATTGCTGCCACTATGCTAATCAAACCACCTATAGCAACCAAACCAAATACTCCTGCTATAAAATATAGAACCCACTCAAGCATTAAACTCAGTCCTTACTACTTTGCCACTCATGTATTGTATTTCTCTGTAATGCTCACCAGCACCTTTTTGCAAATAGTAATACTTGATTTGATTATCTAGCTTCTCTTGTTCTAGTTCTTTTCTGCGTTTATCTACTGCTGCTTTATTTTGACCCATGATTGCTCTCTTTATAAGAAACCATGCCAAGTTTCAGCAATAGCTGAGTAGCTGATTCAATATTCATATTATTTGTGATTGCAAACACCTTGATATCCTTATGTAATTCTTCAGGAATCCAAAGTGCTTTTTTACTCGTTTCGTTCATTCTGACTCTCCATTTTTTATATTATATTTTATTTGATAATAAAGCTAGAACTTTATTACCTACTTCTCCAAAAACCCTTATACTAATCTCAAGGGCAAAGGATAAACTCTCCATAAATCTAAATACTCTCATGTATCTTCTTGCCCTTATCTATATCCATATTCTTTAAAATATGTGTAATAACCTCAATCGTCCAACCATTACCAAGCATCTTGTATCTCTGAGTATTTGATACATGATTTGTATAATTATCTGGTACTGTTTGTAATCTTTCACATTCAACCGGAGTTAGTTTTCTCCAATACACATTATCATTTATCTTTACTGGTTCTTTCCCACCACCACTATTACCTGCCATCAATGTAGGTGACTTTCCTTCAGGAGAATAAACTCTGCTGCTTGAATGACTTGGATTATTTAATTGTATAATTCCATTGGCTGATGGTTTTGGATTATCTTTTAAAGTTTCTTTAAATTTGTTTATTCTATCTTCAGAAAATACTGCTACCTTTGGCTCTCTATGTCCACCGCCACAAGTTGTAAGCGTAGAAGATTTTCCATCTGGACTGTAAACCCTTTTTATTTGGTCATGACCTTTAATATCTACTGCTGTTCCTACTTGTTTAGGTGAATCGTAAGTTTCAATATACTGCTCTTTATTACCAGCAGTTAAAGTTGGTGACTTACCATTTTCACTATAAACACGTTGTTTGCTTTCATAAACACCATCTCTGTATTCAAACTCCATAATTTGTTTATCAAAAACATCTGTTTGTATACCAAGAACTTCTTTTAATTTTAACCAAATATCATCACTTGGTATGGCAAAACTGCTATCAGTTCTAAACCAATGTTCTACTTTAGTTATTGGTGTATTAGTTTCTTCTGCTATTTGTTTATTAGTTTTACTAGACTCTTTTTTCATTTCTCGTAAAAGATATTGCAAACTGATTATGTCTACCTCATGCTTTCTTACTTTTACCTGCTCTACATTCATACCAACTTTAATTGGTTTATATGATTTGCCATTATTGTCATAAATTAAATTTATATTTTTTGGTAATTTTTTTTCATTTTCAACTGGTATCATGGTTCTTTGTTTTTTCTCAATACTGTTATTTGGTTCAGCACCTTGATATCTAGCAGTCAAACAATAAGATTTACCATCTTTTGTTGTCATTTTATCTAATGTATTATCCGGATAATTATTTTGTTTTTTTACATAACTTCCTATTTGTCCTTTGTGCATAGTTGCAGTCAAACAGGATGATTTTTCATCAACAGACTTAACTCTATCTCCTCTTGGTTTATCACCTAAATAATTTTTTAAATATTGGGGTGTTTCTGTCCATAAATCAGAACTCTCTAATATATCTCTTAAAACTATACCCCTTTGCTTGGGTTGTTCTATATTAGGTATGTTAGTCCAATAATATCTAATTCTATTTTGTGCTGATACTAATGCTGAATTAATCATTATTGGCTCAACACCCATGTATTCAGATATAACATCTAAATATTCTTTCTTCATTCTTACATTTTCTAATAAAAAATATTTAGGTTTTAACTCCTCTACACATCTAACAAACTCAAAGAACAATGCAGACCTTGGGTCATCAAAAGCTAATTGTTTACCAGCAAAACTAAATCCTTGACACGGACTACCACCCATAATCAAGTCAATCTTTGGTAGTGTTGATGTATCTAATTCAGTTACATCACCAACCTGTATAATATCTGGGTAATTAGCTTGGCTTACCTGAATAGCATACTTATCTATCTCACTTGCATAATAATTATCTACTTTTATACCAAGACGCTCTAAAGCAATCCTTCCACAACTCATTCCATCAAATAAACTTAATACGTTCATAGCTTCCTCTTATAAAACCAAATCCACTACATTAGGACTATTGTAAATACTAAGAGGTTTACCTTTTTGGTATTCTTTATAATCATTCAGGTATTGCTCCATCATAGTCCAGCCAAAGTTCATTTGTTCTTTTGTGATTCTAAATACCTTAGATGCATAAGGTTGAACCTTCTCTTGGGCTATAAATAAGAAATCAGTAACTTCATATCCTGCCATCATAACTCCTCTTCTATAATAAGCAGCTTGCATATCATAGCCATACTTCTTAACTGAATAATTAAAAGCATGAGGTTCACATGATTGTGTAGTCTTGTAATCAATAATGACTATCTTGTTATCTGAGTTAGGTTCATCTAAAGGTGGACACATAACATCAGGTCTACATTTACATAGCACGTCATCTTCATACCAGTAGATACTTGCTTCTGCTATCTTGCCAGTTGCATTTAGATAAGCATTACCCTCATATATCATATTCTCTTTCATGCCAGTAATAATCTCAGCTTCATCTTCTTTTAATACTATGAATCCTTGCTCTTCATATTCAGCCTTCTCTTCTTTATATGCTTTAGTATAAGGAGAACCTGTTAGCACCCTGACCTCTTTATCAAATGCTTCTTGTCCTTCTACTAATAAAGAATGTGCTGCTGTTCCAAACTTAAGTGCTGGAGTATATTCAGAAGTATAGTTGACTGCATGAAGTTGGGATTGACCAAACCTTCTAACATAACTACTACTGATACCCACACTTGCATGATAGTCCTCATTAGGTAGGTCTTTATAAATCAGAGCCTGACCCTTTTGCTTAGATTCAAAGTTTTTAAGTGATTCTATTTTCATCTTGCTAGTCCTAGTATGTATTTAACTTCATCTAAGGAATCCCTAACTTTGTATTCATCATTACCAACTTCAACAATAACTTCGCTGGTGAACTGGTCTTTATAGAAACCACTGATTGCTCTTTGTGGTATGTTTAACTCACCACCACCCATTAAATTAAATGTTACGTTCATTTTCTATTGTTCCTGTCGTTAATTAAAAGTGCAGCACCATAAGATAGGTAAGCTACAGCAGCTACTAATATTAATAATTGATAGTCCATTATTTACTCTCCTTTTTATTTAATTTATGAATCTTGTAAATGCTTTTCTGATATTCAAAATCAGATTGCATATCTTCCCAAATCTCATCTTTAATTTCTTGTTTGATATCAGCATCAACTTTAGTTACTAATTCAAACTCTGACTTCTTAGGAATCCACCATTGATGATTCAATGATTTGTATTCAGGAGATGGTTGACCTGAGTCTTTCCATCTCCATTGAATAGCACCATGTTTGGTATTGCACATTAGGTTCATTGTTTAGATATCTCCTCTGCTCTCTCTGAAAGTGCTTTTGCTACTGCAACAACACTATTTAAAGTCATATTTGATACTATGATTCTAGCCATAGCTATTAAATATTTTTGTGATGATTTCTTTGCATCTTTAGTAAATTCTGTTCTAAGATATAAATTATCTATATAGTCTTTGTATTCTGATTTAGCCATTATTTACTCTCCTTAGTTAATTTAACCTTATGCCCTTCTTTAATTAATCTTGCTCTCTTACTAGCCATGTAGAATAAGTCGCTAGTCTTAATAGCAACCACCCAGCCTATACTGGGTAGTTGAACTTGTAGTGTGTATCTAGTCATTATTTGCTCCTGAATATTGGTCTACTACTTTTTTTAGTTTATATAAAATATAACTTGCATCCATATCAGTAACCTGTCTTGGTAAACCATCTAAGTCAGTATTTAATTTATCTATTATGTTAGTAATTGAATGTAATTTTTTTTGTATGTTGTTGATGTCATCATCCACTGATACAAAGTAGTTACGCTTAGTTGTATAGTCTGTTTTGTTTGTCATGTTATTTAACTCCTTATTTTTAATTAACATATAGGTATTATACATAAATATATATAAATGTGTATAAAAATATTAATTTATTTTTAGGTGCTAAATTATAGGATTCAGAACTGGTACTGAACTAAGATTGTCCAGTGTTTCTTTTAGAGAATCTAATTCCATAGATTCAGTGATAGCCTTCTTATCAAAAGTGAAATAGTTTTGTGATGATGTATTTGCTTTAAACATGATTCGCTTTTGGTCATCATAAAAGAAAACAAAAGCTAGAATGTCACAATGATAGTTCTTATAGGTTTCTGATTGTGACCTTGAGTTCTCAGCAGCAAAGACAAATTTATTTTGTTTAGTAGCTCTTCTGCTTTTTACTTGTATAGTATACATACAACGATTTAGTTCCATACATAAATCAGCAGGATGTTTTTCTTGGGTTGGAAAGCAGAAGTCTGCATATTCAAGCAAGAAGGTTTGTACTAGAGATTCGCCTAAAGCACCAAGTCTTGAATTATTTTGATGTTGGTCTGATGTCTTTCTTGGCATTTTGACATAAGGCTAGTTTTCTTGAATTCCTAGCTGCCCTATTTGGTGTTTGAACTGCATACTTACTTCTTAAAACTTCCTCTGATGCTTCTAACCAGCATCCCATCTCCATCAATGCTCTTGTTTGTCTAAAATTCATAAACCCTGCTATACCCATTTGAAATGCCATATCAACACATACTTCTTGAGCAGGGATAGGGAAACTTCTCCATACTTCCCACATCTTATCTAAGTTATCTACGACTCTTTGAATGTCATTTTCTAAAAGATACATAGCTTCATCTTCTGATATGCCATTGGATTCTAAGTTCCTTCCTACGCCTATTGTTAGCTTGTTAGCACTACAATGATAAGGTTGACATACCAATCCTTCATTCTTGATTAGCATTTCTTTTATGTTGTCGTACATTATTTTGTTAATCCTTTTGTTTTCTCATAGCTTCTCATCCCACCTAGTCCTAGCATACCCATTAATACAGGTAGCATAGTAGAAGTATCAGCTTGTGGTACATCAATACCAAAAGGTGCTAATAAAGGACTAATTAAAAAGTTGACTGCAAAGCCTGCAACACATACCCATGCAGTAGCTGGTCTCCAAGATGATTGAAACCAGTTACCTTTAGCTTCTTCTTTGTTGACTTCTATTTGTGCTTTAGCAATTTCGTGTATATGCTTTTCAGACATAGTTGCAAGTTCATGTGCAATCTTTTGTTTTACATCAGCATCAGGAATAAATTTATCAAGAATTTTGCTGATAGGTTGGATAAGTTTATCTATCATAATTTAACAATCAAGGTGATAATGCCACTTAATAGTATTAATATCACTGCACCCAAACCACCCTTAATAGACCAATCAATTTGATTCAATTTAAGTTCAGTCTTACCATCTAAGTCCTTAACTTGTTCTTCTATCTTTTTAAGTCTATTCCAGTTTTGAGTCCATCTTTCACCGCATTGGATTTCGTGTTTTTCTAATTCAACTCCGATATCTTGTGCGGTGACTCTAGGCATTATTCTTCCTCTACTACCTCGACTTCTTCATCTTCAGCTTTAATAGCTCTGTCAAATGATTCAATAACTAGATTCTTATATTCATTAGTAATGACATAATCATCATAGTATTCTTGAAGTCTAGCTAGTTTTTTACCAGCAACATTTAACTTAGCAGCTAAAGCCATTTGCTCTTCATTTAAATCAGAAGCTCTGTACTCTACGTTATTAAATGTAATTATTACTGGTTCTTGGTTTTCCATTTTATTTTCTTCTTTACTCATTTAACTCTCCTATAAGTTATTTAAAATTAAATTATATACTAATTTTCTAGCTGTTCTATCCTAGCTGTTAAATTATTTATAAGTTCTTGTTGTTCTTGTATAGCTTTAGTTAAAAGAGGTACAAGTTTGCTTTGGTCTATGCCTTGATATTCAGGTACTTCTCTTGTTCCCATTTCAGCTTCAGTAACAACATTACCATCATCATCTAATACTGCTGGTGTGATTTCGTATTCTTCTTCTCTTACTGCATCTTTTGTTCCTGTAATAGCTTCAGGAACTATATCTTGTACTTCGTGTGCTAAGAAACCATCAACCAATGTATTTGTTTCATCAGATATAAAATTAAATCTAGCAGGTTTTAGTTGTGCAACTCTATCAAGAGCATTAAAGTCATAATCTACATTTTCTTTTAAACGATAGTCTGATGATGTGTTATAGGCTGTTGCTGAACCATTAGTAGTAATAGTTCCTACTATGCCATTACCATTGATAAATTCCATTCTGTATCTAAAAGATGTATCAGCACCACCAGATACTTGTATATAAGGATGTGTTGTATTATTAAACACTATTCCTGATTGAGATGATGATACACCACCAGTATTTGCCCAAAGCAAGTTGCCTGAACTATCAATACGCATTCTTTCTTCGTCTGCTGTGAATAATTTGATGGTCTTGGATTCCAAGTTATTAATTAAGAAATCACCATCAGCATCTATACCTAAAACAGTACCATCCCCTGATGTGTTGCCTGTAGTGTCGTTGGTAAACTGTTGATAGACTGCTGTACTTGTACCATCTTTTAGGTGTAATTTAAAGTTAGGACTACTAGTTCCAATTCCAACGTTGCCTGATGAGTCTATGGTCATTCTAGTAGCTGAGTTTCCAAAAAATCTTAAATCATTTGAAGAAGTATCTTGATACATTATCCAGTTAGTACCACCTGTACCACCAGTAAGTTGTAAAGCAACTTGTCCTTGTGATTGTGTAGCTCTACTAATTTCTAAATATGTGTTTCCACTAGAACGATTTACTACTAATGCTTGTGCAGGACTAGTCGTTCCAATTCCAACGTTGCCTGATGAAGAGTTAACAAAAACGTATGGTACATTACTATTTTTATTCATAGTGCCATTCGTGCCATAAGCAATATGTAAATTGGTATCATCATTACAACCAATACCCCAACTGTTACTTGTATTACCTGTACTTGCACTAGTATTAGCAATTTCTAAATATGCTTCACCACCTATTCCCTCAATTCTTACAGCACAGTCTCCTGTTGAAGTTGTTTGGAATAAACCTAAAGGTTCTGAACCACCAGTAGCATGGACATGAAGTTTTGTATCAGGACTACTCGTTCCAATTCCAACGTTGCCATCTGATTTTAAAAATAAAGTGTTATTAGGTGTAGCGGCTTGTATTTGTAAAGGATAAGATGAACCTGCAACTGTTGTGTCTCTAACTGCAAAAGTACCACCATAAGAAGCCATCAACCAAGTCTGGTTTCCTGTATCAGTTTCTTGCAGTGTAAAGTTAGGAGCCGCCGCTGAGCTTCGTATTCCCTTAGTTGCATCAATACTGTAAGACGCACTAGGACTAGTCTCACCAATTCCAAGCGATTCAGCACTTGCATCCCAAAAGAACTTAGCTGTAGTTCCTGTATCTTCGTAGAAGGAGATGTCTCCGTTGGAGCCAATAGTCATTTGACCACCCGTATCGGAGAAACCATTATAATTAAATCTTAACGTGTTAGTAGCCGACCCATTTGATTGATATATGTAAAAAGGATTACCACTTCCATGAATCTTCACTCCTGCATGAATAAAAGTATTTGCGTTATCAGATTTTGCAATTAAAAGAGCATCACCAAACTCCGAAGCTGTTGCATGTACTTCTATAGAAGCCCCTTGACCTGCTGTTTCTCCCTCAACTAAAAGCCCATCCATTGTGGCTGTACCTGAAAGGTGGAGGTTTGTAAAACGAGTACTAGCATTTCCAAGACTAATAGTTGCATCTACTACTGCCCCATTTTTATGTGGCAATATTGAATTTGTACTAAACTGTAACCCTGAATGAGATGAGTTACCTTCTATCACTAAGTTGTCACTGTTATCAACGCCAATATTTCCTACATCTGAACCATTTTTAGTAATATTTATAATGCTTCCATCAGCAGAACCATCAACAGTCAAACCATCAGCAGTTACTGTACCTGTTACGTTTATATCACCAGTACCTGTTATATCGCTTGAGTTTAAATCTAAATTCCCACCAAGCTGAGGGGTTGTATCTTCAACAACATTGTTTATAGAAACAGCTTGTACTCTTGCATCAGTATAATAAAGATTAGTACCTTCTGATAAATCAGATGTAGACTTACCACCAAAAGCAGAATCAAATCTAGCTGTTGTATAGTAAAGATTGCTAGTGCCTTCAGATACATCATCAGTATCTTTTGTTGCTAGTCTTGTATCAAATCTAGCATCTGTATAGTAAAGGTTACTGCCTTCAGATAAATCACTTGTAGACTTAGCAGTAAAAGCAGAATCAAATCTTGCTTGAGTATAATAAAGATTAGAGCCTTCAGTTAAATCATCAGTATCGTGATTGGATAAGCTAGATACAGTTCCTGTAACTGCTCCAGTAACATTACCTTCTAAATTAGCAACTAAAGTACCAAGTGAATTAAGAGTAATATTACCTGTAGCACTACCATCTGCTGTAGTAAGACCCATTGTGAATTTATCAACAGATTCATCCCACATAAAGATACCATTATCTTGGTCACCTCTATTGATAAGCATACCTGAATCATTAACAGGGCTTCCTGTAAGACCTGCATTAAGCTGGAATAAGTTATCTTCTATATCAAGATTCGTTGTGTCTAGTGATGTAAGAGTACCATTGACTGTTAAATTACCAGCTACTGTTAAATCAGATGCAATCTGAACATCATCAGGTAGTGATAGCGTTATGTTTGCAGACTCACTTCCACTACCTGTAACAGTGATTTTATTAGCAGTTCCAGTTACTGTTGCAACATAGTTACCTACTGTATCAGTTCCAAGTGTTACTGAGTTAGCATCTACGCTTGATGCTTGTATTCCTAGCGCATCAACAAATGCTTTAGTAACTCTTGTATCTATAGCTGAATTTGCTCTTGTATCTGTATAGTATAAATTTGTGCCTTCTGTTAAATCAGTAGTTGTTTTGTTACCAAATGCAGAATCAAATCTTGCAGTTGTATAATATAGATTAGTTGTTCCTTCACTTAAATCATCTGTATCTTTAGATGTAAAAGCTGAATCAAATCTAGCTGATGTGTAATATAAATTAGTACCTTCTGCTAAATCAGTTGTAGACTTAGTTGCAAGTCTAGTATCAAAATCTGAATTAGCTCTTCCTGATGTATAGTATAAATTAGTAGTTCCCTCAGTTAAATCATCAGTGTCTTTGGTAGCTAACCTAGTATCAAAAGCAGAATTAACTCTTGCATCTGTATAGTAAAGATTAGAACCTTCAGCTAAATCGCCAGTATCTTTAGTAGCTAATCTAGTATCAAAATCTGAATTAACTCTAGCTGTTGTGTAATAAAGATTGCTACCTTCTGTTAAATCGCCTGTATCTTTTGTAGCTAATCTTGTATCGAAATCTGTATTTGCTCTTGCTGTTGTATAGTAAAGATTAGTATTTTCAATGACTATAGAAGTATCAAGTGTTGATGTAATTGCTTGATTAGAAGCATTACCTATAAATATCTTTCCATTGTTTAAGTTTGGAACATCATTACTTCTACCAGCACCACCTATTTTAATTGAACCAGCAGCAGCATGACTTCTTATAACTTTACCTATGTTTTGTATTTGACTTGATTCACCTGTTGGTTTTGTTGTTGTATAAGCACCTGCTGTTGTTGAAGCATATAAAATTTGTCCTTCTGATACACCTGAGGTATCTAATCCATCTAACGTACCAAATGTTGCAACTTGTAATCCTGCATTATTATTAGCATCTGTTACAGCTAAACCAAATACGGGCATTTTAGAAACATCATCAGCTTTAGCTTTAGATACCACTGGAACATCACCTGAAACTCCTGAGACATAAACTAAATCACCTTTTGTTAATGCTTCACCAGCTTTTGCACTAAATCTAACAGCACCATCTAAATCACCAACAAATTCATCTGTTGCAGTAACTAAATTAAAAGTAACATTATCAGTTGTAGCTACAGCTTGTCCTATAGCAATACTAGGAGTAGAACCTTCACCAGTTCCACCTGTTACTGTTACACCAGTTCCACCTGACATAGATTCAACATAATCACCAGTAGTATCAGTTCCTAAAGTAATAGAATTAATTTGAACTACTGTATCTATATCTATATTGGCACTACCATCAAAAGAAGCTGAACCTACTACATCTCCTGATAAAGATATAGTTCTTGCTGTACTTAGAGTATCAGCAGAATCAGCATTACCTGTTAAATCACCAGTTACATTACCTGTAACATTACCTGTTAAGTTACCAGTAACATCTCCTGTTAAGTCACCTGTAAAAGTATTAGATGCAGTGATACTAACACCTGTAGTAATCCATGCATTATCAGCAGCGTTTCTTATCTTTAATACACTGCTAGATGTATCTACCCATAATTGATGAGCAAATGTAGTTGATGGTTCTGTTGCTCCACTATTAACAGTTGCAATAGCTAATAAAGCATTGTTTAAATCTGCTCTAAAGTCTGCACCTGATTGGTTTGCTATGTTGTAATCGTGTTGTGCCATAATAAAATCCTATTTTATATATCTTAAATCATTCAGGGGTACTTGGAAATATAACATCAGCAATATTATTGACTGACTGATGTGTAGATGGTAAGTCTCTTAATGATTGCCTGTATGTTGCCCATTCTTGTTTTTTAGAATCAGATAAAGGACAGTCATTTACTTGAGTCCAATCTGATTGTTTTAATAATTCGTTTCTTTTGTTTCTTAATATTTCTAATACATTATCAGTTCTTATAACTGCTTCACCATCAATTATCTTATATTCATTGGGTTGATAATCACCCTCAATAATCCCTTGTCCTAGTAATAAACCTACTTCGTGTATTTCTGCAACAGTAGAGGTTGAATGGTCTATTTCACCAGTTTCTAAATTGTATATAGTAAATATGTTCATTATCTTGTGTTATCCATCATTACATTAAGTGAAAGCTGAGTATGATTATAAGCTCCTGAGAAATATACTCTCCAATAAACAGTTGATTGTGATGTAGATAATGTTGTTATCTGCCCTGTATAAACATAAGTATATCCCCTATAAGTTCCAGCACTCCAAGAAATGTTTGTATTTCCATTTGCATTGACCCAAGTAGAATTATTTAAAGAATATTGAACCCTACCACCACTTACATCACCAAGAACACCTGAGAAGATAGCAACATAACCAGCATTATCTCTAACTTGAGTAATAGTTACTGGTACAAAAGAAGCATTACTGCCTGTATAAGGTGATGTTCTTTGCACATAGGCTTGACCATCTCTTGCTAGTGGGAATTTGGTTCCTGCTGTTACATGACTAACAATAGTAGAACTTACATTATCAAAACTCTTAACATTCAAAGTATCTACATTAATTCTTGCTGAATCCAATTGGTCGGCAGTAATCTTAGTTGCTGATATGCTATTTACTTTATCATTAGTAACAGCGTTATCTGCTATTTGTGTAGTGCCTACACCATCTGATTTAATAATTAAATTACCACTTCCATCAGTATCAATAGTAACGTTATCTATTTGAATATTATCAGCACTTAGACTACCTGTTACAGTTGCACTTGTTATGTTTAGATTATTAGCAACTATGTCACCTGCAAATGTACCACTTGTAGCTGTAACATCACCTGTTATAGTTGCATTAGTTGCTGTCAAAGCACCTGTTGGAGTTACTCTAAATGGAGCAGAGCCAAATGTTGCATTACCTAAATAAATACCATTACTATCTGCTTTAAAAATACTATTACCTGAACCAATAGATATAGTACCACCGCTTAAAGCACCTGTAAAAGTACCACTTGCAGAACTAAGACTGCCTGAAAAAGTACCATCTACACCACTAAGAGTACCTGTAAAAGTACCATCTGCTGAACTAAGACTGCCTGCAAATGTTCCACTTGTAGCAGTTATAGCTCCTGTTATAGTTGCACTTGTAGCAACCATATTTCCTGAAGTATCAACAGTAAAAGTTCCTGACCCTATATTCATACTACCTGCTGTAATAGAACCCATGTTTGCAGATATGGCTGATAAAGTTCCTACATTTATTTGATTTGCTTCAACAGAATTAGCTGCTAATTGGTCTGTTGTAATACTTCCATCAACAATTAAATCACCATCTATATAATTAGTTACTGCTGAAAAAGAAGTGCCATTATGTTTATAAGCAACTTGAGCATTAGTATCAGTTCTACTAACTACCACTATGTCATTACTTCTAGGATTCCTACCAAATGCAGTATTAAATTCAGCATCTGATGGTGCAGAAGTAGAGTTGCTTCTTTCATATCTTAATGTGGTTGGGAATATAGCCGAAGAACCAAGATTGCTACCACCAATAGTACCTACAACTAAATTACCACCACTATAAACAACTGTAGCTCCATCTATATTTGTTAATGTCAGTGTTCCTGTTACTGTTGCATCAGTTGCGGTTAAAGAACCATCCAGTTCAACTCTAAATGGTGCAGATGAAAAAGTATTATCTCCTAGATGTATTCCATCTGTTGTAGATAGGGATATTCTTGATGTGCCTGTACCAGCAGTTAAAGATGTCTCACCAACACTAAAACCACCAATAGAACCTGTAGTAGCTGATATTTCACCTGATATATCTAAATCAGTTCCATCAAATTTTAAATAATTTGTGCTAGTACCTATATTGAATTTAGGAGTACCACCATCATTACCTAACCAAAAACCTGTTGCTGTAGATGTGTAACCAGTTTTAGTTTGTCTAACAGCCATTCCTGATTCTTGACCAAGATTTAATTCACCTGTATTAATTTTTCCTGCTGACAAATCATTAATTTTAACATTTGTAACAGCACCATTATTTATTTTATCTGTAACAACAGCAGCATCTGCTATATCGAATTCAATAACTGGAGCATCACCTATAGTAAAAGTACCTGATGTTGGGAATCTTGCTGGTGAAGATTCAGTTCCTAATGTGTTTAAAGAAGTAATATTAGCAACATAAGAACCTGTAGGTACAAAGTTTAAATCACAATTTTCTACATCTACTATTCTATTTATTACTTGATTGCCTGAATTATCTACAACATTAACCCTATATTGATAATCAGGAAAATCTGTTGGTTCATCCCATGATAAAAATGGTCTGCCTGTAGAACTTGAATCAGTATCAGTAAAAGTAATATTAGTTGGAGCTTTAACTGCATAAGCAGATGGTAGGTTAGCTAATTCTTCTACTGGTTCTTGAGGTGGTACTTCCCATGTATAAACATCAAAGTATTCTATTAAGCTAACTGCAACTAAACCATTAGGCTGTAATTCTAATGCTTCAACTCTACAAACTTTACCTGAGAATCCTAAACCTGCATAAGTTAAATCTACTATGTCTCCTACATTTAATTTATACATCTCAGGAGTTCCTAAGAACTGCATAGTGGTTTGATTTCTACTTCTAGTTAGGATTGCCTTACCCATGTTATAAGCTATGTAGGGGTCGCTTATATAAGGAAACTCAGCTTTAATTTCTAATATCTCATCACCATCATCTGAATAATATTCAGGACTTGCATCATGTAAAACTGTAGCTGTATCTAATTCGTATTTTTTATTAGCGTTAAAAAATTCAACTATAACCTTATTTGCTTTTTTATCTTTATTTCCATAATCAACTGATATCCCAGCATCAGCTATAATATGGTCATCAGTAATTGTAAATGTAGAAGTTCCTGTATCCTCTATTTGTAATTCATATTTGCCATCTATATAAAGAAAAATACCTCTCATGTTAGCGAGAAGCTCTTTAGCATTTTCCATGACATTTTTATTTGTATCTAAATAACCATTGCAATGAAATCTTTTAATCTTTGCTAATGATGAACCAGTACTTTGTGTAGAATAATTTGTGCCTAAAGTATCGTTAAAATAAACTCTGTATAATGGATTTTGGTCAAAAAATTCATCTCTTTGAATATCAGTAATTTCTTTACCTGTAATAACACCATCACCATTGTTATCATAAATATCTATTAATTCACCAATTTTATTTTGCCACCAATCACTATTAGGGTCTGAGCCACCAATGGTTATAAAGCTATCACCAGCAACACCACTCCATGTTAATGATTTAGATGTGCCACCAAAAAATGGATTGTCAACTTCTGTATCACAAACATTAGCAGCAGAGCTAAATGTGGACATATTTATTTGTGATTCTATTAAGCCTTTACCATATTCGTTATTTGTTATGTAATCTAAAAAAGTTAAAGCAGGATTGTCTGAATATTCATAAGTAGATGGAGTTCCAAATGTTTGACCTGAATCTCTAGGGTCATAAACTTTTTTTCCTCTAACCTGTACTGTTAGTTGTGGAACTCCTGACCAAATACCCTCTTTGTCATAGCCATAGTGTGCAGCTATATAACAAATACCATTTAGTTTATGTGCTGAAGTCCAATTAGGCATAGATGCAACAAGCATAGGGTCTGCTGTTTGTGATGCAGCTCCATGATGTAGGTTCATAACATATCTATATTTAGATGTAGGACTAGTTCCAAATTGACCAGCACCAGCATCTATACCAGTACCATTTTGTGAAACTGTATTTAATGAGCCTGAACCTGAAGATATTTTATCTGAACCTATATAACCGCCATCTCTAAATCTAGCAGAATCAGTTAAAGGATTACCATCAAGCTCAATAGTCCTTCCTAGTATTTCATCACATTCGCCAACTGATAAAGCATAGACTACATATAAATCTCTTGAATCATTAGCAGATACATCCATGTAAATAATCTGAGCTCCAACTCTTCTAGTTCCATAGATAACAGGAATCTTACCGCCAGCAGAAGTCTTATTAGCTAAAATAGCTTGTGATTGTGCAAGCATATCTTGAGCTTGTCTATAACCTTTAACACCTACAGCTAAAGTAGCTATAAAAGCAGCAGCTTTAATCTTAGCCCAATTGCCTACTATGAAAGCACCAATTTTACTAAAGAATGCTGGTAACATAAAAGCCATTAGACACCCCACCTCACATCTGCTTTAACCTGAGTTGCAAATTCAAAACCTTTATCACCTGTACTAAATGACTGTTGTGATTCATCAGAAAAATGTCTTCCTTTTGTTAAATTCCAGTTTGCCCAATGTGAAGCAACAGTCATTTGTAATGTTGATTCATTTAAGTTTTCATTTATACCAATATTTCTAATTTGCCCAGTAAAATAATTGATTGCACCCACAATAGTTTCATCATCATTGAAATAAGCTAAATATATATCTACAGTTTTATCTGTAAAAGCACCATCTTGAACTAAAGACCTAACTTGGTCAGTAACATTTGAAAAACCTAAATTTATTTCATCTACCTGTAATTGACCTGTCTCAGTTATTGAATCAACTTGTAAAAAAGAACCACCAGCTTCATAAGTATTAGAATCATAAGTAACATTTGCATACCAATCAGTTAATCTAATAGTAGATGATAAATTAAGTTCAACTAAAAAAGCTGTCTTAGTTGCTGTTGATGATACTTGAGTTTGTAAAGCAGATGATAAACTTCTAGGCATTAGGTTATAACCTCTCTAACATCAAATGAAATACTGCTAAAACCACCAATAGTTTCTGAACGAATAATCTCATCAGATTCAAGATAAACAGTAAAACTTGGTTTGTTTACAGTAACAGCTTCATTATCTGCTAGAGATGCTACTAGATTTGGTGATATAAGAATTGTTAATGCTCCACTACCATCAGAATCGATATCTGATTGAACCATATAAACTTTACTATGATTTGCAAACTTAATTATATCACCAGCTTTTAAAGCACCTGTCTGACTGGCTGTAAAGCCATCTAAGGCTATAGAAGCATCTCCTGATGTATGTGCTCCAACCACCTGAATATCTGTTTCTAACCTGCCTGCACCTAAATTATCTAATGGTGCAACTATAGTAAAATCCTCAAAAGAACCTTTTTGTTTTTGTAAAAATGCAAATACTTCTTGAGCCTTTTCTTGTTGTAAGGGTGGCATTTGCACTGTAAAAGAAAAATATTGAGCACCTATTTGTCTGACTTGTTTTCTACCTGATAAAGTCTGATTCAATAAGGTAGGTCTATTATCTTTAAAATTTAAACTTCTAAAATTAGGAGATGTTGGAAATTGTCCTGACATTATACGACTCCCATCTTGCCTTGATTATTCATGGCATTGTTTATGATTGATGTTATCAATCCTTTTCTTGATGCTAGTAACTGGTCAAATCCAGCAGCATCTACTGTTGATATATTGAAGTTGACTGTAGCACCCATACCCTGACCTTTTGTATGGTCAATAACAGTTTCATTAGGATGTAATATTGCAGGAAATCCACCTTTACCATCTACACCACCTGCTCTTGCTCCTAAACCTGTAAATCCACCACCATCACCTGATGGGGTTTTTTTATTGAAGCCATCAAAAAATGCTTCAAATTTACCTGTAATTGGTTTAAGTATCATTTGCTGTATTGCTATTCTTAGCAACTGCTCTACCACATACTCACGAAATGCTTTAAATTCTAATTTGCCATTTTTAAGACCTGTAATGATAGTATCTTCAAATTTTTTCATAGATGAAACTACTGTTGTTTCTAATGACTTACCAACATCATCTAATTGTAGCCTGAAAGCTGTTAATGGTGATGCAATATCATTAACACCACCTGATATTCCCTCAAACAATTTATCAAATTCAACACCACCATCTTTAACAGCAGCAATAAGTGTATCTATATAGGTAACCATGCCGCTATCTTCGATAGGCAAATTTGAACCAAGCTGTTCTTTTACAGCTCTAATTTTTTCATCTGTCTCAATTAATGTGTTATTAATTTTTTCTAAACTTGCAGGACTGCTTAAATAAAAAGCACTTTTGTCTAATGTTTCTTGATATTGTTTTTCTAAATTAATTAGCTGTACTTGCAGTTTTTGTATTTCAGTTAATTCAAAACCAAAAAACTTCCCACCTGCTGAAGCTGCAAAAGTTAAAAAAGTTTGTTCTGCATCATTTACAAATGCCTGTATTGCAATTGCTGCGACTTTCACTCCCTCTAAAATACTAATAGCAATACTCTGACCTAAATTATCAAAGCCTTCAGCACTGTCATTTGTTCCTTTTAAAAGTTTAGACAGGTCTGTAACCAGCACTGATAGTGCTGGTGCTAATGCACCAGTGATATTATTAACAACTGCTTTTAATTGAAGTTGTAAAACTGCAAACTGGTCATTGAATTTTGCAACATTAGATATTACTTGCGGTGGTATTATAATTCCTAAACCTTGAGCTCTTTCAGTAAATTGTCTTATACCATCAGCACCATCTACAAAGACCTCACTCATTGCTATACCAGCTCGACCAAATAAATTAGCTAGAGCAGTTGCTCTATCTGTTTCATTTCCAAATCCTTTTAAACCATCTGCTGTGTCTAATAAAATAGCATTAAAGTCTCTAGTATTACCATCAACATCACTTAGCTCAACACCCAAATCTTTAAAAATATCTTGTTGTGTTTTTAAACCTCTTTGTGCATCACCAATACTTCTAGCAAATTTTTCTAAACCTTTTTGTGCTTGTTCTACAGATGAGCCACTTTCTAAAGCAGCAAGTTGAAATGCCTGCAATGTATCAGTTGCTATACCTGTTCTTTTAGAAGTTTTATCAAGAGTATCTATATATTCAAAAGATGTTTTTATAACAGCAGCTATAGCAATTCCAACACCAGCTATAGCAGCAGTAACTTTTAATAAACCACCAGCTACAGCTTTAGCACCGCCACCGATTTTTTTTAATCCATTGGTAACTTTATCAAAAGCTGCCTTTGTTTTGTTTACTGCTGTTAATTCAAACTTTACTTTTTTATTTGCCATTATTTCTTTCTTCTTTTAATAATTCAAAATACGCTATCCATCCTTGATATTCTTGGACACTAATTTTTTGCAACTCTTCTAAAGTTTTACCTAGTTTTTCAGCTAGTGCATATTGCGAGTATAAATTAGCATCCTTTATTAGTTTTTTTTTGTATCCTCAACAGGCTCTTGACCCATAATTTGAGTTGCTACACTAACTAATACTTCTTGGTCTACATTGTGTAGTAAAGCATTTTTATCTGCTAAATCAAAAAGTTTATCTCCATTTTCATCTAGTGCTTTGTAAATAAGAACATAAGCCATCATTGCTAGGTCATCATTCTTGCTCATTTTATATAGCTTAGAAGTTTCAGCTAGCGTTAATGGCTTACTGTATATTTTTAAGGCTTTATCATCTTCACCCCATTCAGGCACTTCGATTACTTTTACATCTTGCTCTGCAAAATGATTTTTTGCGTTATCTATTGCTGACATAGTCTTATACAGTTGTTTCTGTTAAAGCACCATTGCCTTGTACTGATATGCTAGCTTCAACCAATCCATCAAATGATGCACTTCTTGAAACTCCAGTAACAATAGCTGAACCAGTGTAATAAGTATCGCCTGCTGTTTCCCCTTCAGGATAAACATTTAGTGTTACCTCTGAGCCAATGCTTAAAGCACCTTGACCACTTATATCAGTCTCATCCCAAAATACATCTAAACTTCCTGAGAAAGAAGTCAATGATGGTTTATAGCTTCTAGCAGAATCACCCATTGAAGTATCTTCTAAAGTATCAGCAGATTCCTCGATTGAGTAAGACCTAATTTCAGCTACAGCATTTGAGCCAACTTTTACAGTTCCCTCACTTCCTTTATGTGTTGCCATTTTCTACCTCGTCTTTCGACTTTTTCTTAGAAGAAGGTTTAATTTTATCTTGCGAATGGACTGCTTCTTCTTTCCAGCCCTTATTCAATAAAGACTCAACCTTAGAAGGGTGAGCATCTATAGAAACTTTACCATCAGGACTAATCATTTTCATAATTGTCTCCTATACTGCTACATCAGGATTAGTTTCCTGAACATAGTAATTAGTTAAAAAGGTTAAACTCACATATCCTAGTGGTTTCTCACCTTCACCATTAAACTCTATTTCTGTTGATTCTAAATAGCAATCTTTAGCTAATCCATCTAAAGTTCTATCTGCTGCTATTGCTTCTTCAACTTCTTTGCTTATTGTATCAATAGTATCATCAAAGTCACTAGTAGCTTTTGCATATCCCTCTACCACAACTGATAATTCTCTACTCATAACTCTATCAGTACCTATTACTATTGGCTCAGATGTTTCTGATTTAGTATAGATAACTAATGCTGGTACTGTTTCTAATGGATAAACCCTTGACTCATAAACCCTAGAACCAGTTGTAGTTAAACCAGTTAAAGTAGTACCAAACTTTTCTCTTATTTGTTGTCTTATGTGATTTGCCATTATATTTCCTCTAACATTAATGCACTAAACCCTGTTCTATCTGCTTGTATATTAACAACAGTATAACTTTGTGCTGCTTTGAGTATATTACCATTTGTATCTTTAATTGCAGATACATCTAATCTATTTCCAAATGCAATATTTGGCACATCTATAGTTCTGCAATAGGCTATTGGTTTTAATGCTTCAACACCAATGCCTTCTTCTTGTTCTACATATTCATTATTTAGAATCACATTAATTGTTGTAGAAGTACCTGAATTTGTATAAACAGCAGATACACCATGTCCAAAATTAATATCTAAATATCCAGCCATATCTAATTCAGTTTCTAATCTAAATTGAGACATTACTCTTCCTCTAAAACCAAAGAAACTAAACCTGTATTATCAGGTTCAACTGTTTTAACAACAAATGTAGTTACAGGTTTTAAGACATTACCCTTATCAGTTGTTATTGCATCAACTCTTAATTTATCTTGTTGTGATATGTAAGGTACATCAGATGCTTTAACTATTGCTCTTGGCTGATAACCAGCAACAGGAACAGTGCCACCTTCTATATTGAAATATTCTTGGTCAATAATAATATTAATATTCTTAGAGAATCCTGAATCAATATCAAAAAGGGTATCTATTAAAGGGAAGTCATCCCATAAAGATTGTTGGACTTCAAAGAAAGTTGCAGTAACACCATGACCTGTTGTGGTATCAACATAGGCGTTAAAATCTAATGCACTCTCTAAAGGCATGATTTACTTTTTAGCTCTAGTCTTAGGAGCTTTTACTTTTGAAGTTTCTAAACCTACGCTTCTATCTTGTTTTTCAGCTTTAGGTTTACCTACATGAACTTCAGCTTTACCATATCCACATAAAGCATGACCTTCATGCTCAGGTAATTCAACTATATCGCCAGCATGTACTTTAGTACCGCCAGCCATTGTATCTTGTAAAATTTTATATTTTTTCATATTTAAGTTGGGGGTATTGCTACCCCCATTCCATTTAAGCATCAGTTAATTAGTCAGATGATTTACAGAAAGATACTGCATGTCTTACAGCAACATCAACAGTTTGTAGAGCAACAATTCTTACTCCACCTGAAGTTGATAATGCATAAGGGTCAACTTGAATATCTAATCCACCATACATACCAATTAATAAGTCTGCAAAGTTTCCAAAGTAGAAATCACCACTTGTTACTTGATTACTTCTGATTACATTATAACCATTCATAGTGTTATCAGGAGAAACAACAAATTGAGCAGTATTAGTTGCTTTTTCAGTTGTTTTTAAAGTACCAAAGTCAGCAGGTCTACAGATGTAACCTAAAGAACCATTTAAAGCATTGTCATTAGCAACAGCACTTTCCATAGCTACTATCTCAGCCCAAGTTGGGTTAGCAGCAGCAAAAGTTGTAGTGTTAATACCTGAAGTATTAGAAATACCTGTAGGCTGACCACTTGTACCTGAACCAGCTAAAGCACCTAAATCAATAGCAGTAGCTATAGATTGTGTTAGGTCATCTCTGATTAAGTTCTCAACATCTAATGATGATTGTTGTAGTAATAGTCTAGTAGCATCAGTGAAAGCACCAATTACTTTAGGAGACATAGTTACTGAACCTGAAGTGAATTCACTTTCAGCAGCAGCAGCTCCTTCAGTTGCTATCCAACCACCACTTGAAGCAGCAGTTTTCTTAGGTATTACAACATTTCCTTGTAATCCACGAAGCATTGTTGCACCAGCTTGCATTACGCTTGAGCTGTTTCTTAATACATCAATGAAGTCTCCACCTCTGTAATCTTCAGCTATAAGAGTTGAATCATCAGATGAATTAATATCTCTTTGATTCCAATTTCTTAGAACTTCAGCAGGTAACATGATACCTTGAGCATCTTTACCATACTGTCTTGCAGCTTCAGCAGAACATTCAAATTCAAATGCTGCTTCTTCTTGGGCTTTTCTATCAGACGGATTAGCCATAGCTCTAATAGCTTTTACTAGGCTAAATTGTCTTACTTCTTTTTTAGTCATGCCAATTTCTGAAGGAGTTTCTAAAGGTGTGTTGTTAGAAATATTTTCTAATAATACGCCTCTAAATTCTTCAACTGAAATACCATCACTAATTGCTTTATCAGCTAAATCTCTTTTATTGTGTCTAGCAGCTAAATCTATAATCTCTTTTGAGTTTCTTTTAAATTCGGCTTTTGCTTCGTCAATAGTCTGAGTTCTAACTTCGTCAAGATTAATATCTTGTTTCTTTTCGTTTTCCATTAGTTTTACCTCAATGTTTTTGTGTTGTTTATCTTTAGAACGACCCACTCCAACAAGTCGACTTTGGTCAGCAGGAACAGACACACTGGATACTTCCATTGGTGTCCACATTGCTTTATAAAAAGTTTCATCATTTTCTTGATATCGTTCCAACTTATCAATTCTGTAGCCAACTGAAATGTTCATTCGTATACCATCAGCCACATCTTCAAATACTTCACGAGCTAAAGCAGATTTACCAAATCTAACTACAGCAGTTGTCCTTTTT